GGCAAGGTGACGCAACGCGGGCAACGCACCCTCACCGAACACGTTTGCCGTGCCGTCCTCACCAAAACGGCACAAGGCACCGTGCTGTCGTCGCAGAAATCGCCAGGGCCGATCGAACTGGCACGGTGCATGGTGTGGGCTATCGCCTTGTCGTCGAGGCCGATAAGTCGCACGAAACCCATACTTGCAATCGCCCCATAGCACTATCGTGGGTGCTGGTGACCGTCCCGTGTCGGGCGGGGCGGCCACCACCGATCAACGGAGCGACCATGGGAATTTTCAGTCGAAGCGTCAACAAGGCGGCCATCAGTCCCGCCCCCGAACCCCATGTCAAAGCGGCCGCCGCCGGTTCCGGGTCGTACAACGGATACGGCACTTATGGCGGGTATACCAGCCAGGCGAACGGCATCAACTTTGTCGGTGCCTATTACACCTACTACGAAGGTGAGGCCCGCAACAAAGCGATGTCGGTGCCGACGATCAGCCGTGCCCGCGACCTTCTCGCGTCCGTGATCGGATCCACCTACCTGTGCATGTATACCGAACGGTGGAACGACCAGACCATGGAAATGGAAGAAGTCGACCTTGCCCCTCGAGCATGGCTCCGCCAACCCGACCCCTCGGTGCCGTACGCCACCCTGATGTCGTGGACGTTGGACGACCTGTTCTTTTTTGGTCGTGCGTTCTGGTACATCACGAGCCGCACAGCTGACGGTTTTCCTGCGTCGTTCACCCGTCTGCCCGCAGGCACTGTCACCACCCAAGACCAGTCCGGCCCCGTGTGGTTCGCCCCGTCAAGCGAAGTGTATTTCCAAGGCGGCATGATCCCGCCCGAGGATCTGGTGCAATTCATCAGCCCGGTACAAGGCATCATCTACATGTCCGAACAAGCCGTCGCCACCGCACTCCGCCTCGAGGAAGCCCGGTATCGCAACGCACAATCCGCCATGCCGTCCGGCGTGTTGAAACAGACCGGTGGTGAACCGTTGTCGGCACAAGAACTGGCCGATCTTGCGGCCGCGTTCAACAGTGCCCGCATGTCCAATCAGACCGCCGCACTCAACGAATTCTTGGATTACACAGAAACCAAAGCGTTACCCGACAACATGCTGATGATCGAATCAGCCGAATTCCAAGCCAAGGAACTGTGCCGACTTACCAACATTCCGTTCTACTTGGCTGGCGTCAACATCGGCTCATACCAGTACACGACAAGCCGTGGAGCACGAGAAGACTTGTATCTGTTCGGTGCCCGCCAATACCTGGACTGCGTGTCACAGACGTTGAGCATGAACAACGTGCTACCTCGAGGCACCTACGTCAAATTCGACATCGACGACTATCTGCAAGGTGTCCTTGAGGACACAATGCAAGAAATGCCCGAAACCACACAAACGCCCGACACCGCACCAATCCCCCAGGAGGACATGTCGTGAAGATCCAACTATCAGCAGGGTTCGCCTTGGACGTCGAGGCGGCCGCAGGCGAAACCACCGGCCGACGCGAAATTTCCGGTCTCGCCGCCCCCTATCAGGTGACCGCCACCGTCGCGGACGGGTCGGCCGTCATGTTCGCCCCCGGCTCCCTGCCCGTCGACGGCAAAGCCCCCAAACTGTTCATGTACCACGACGCATCCCAGCCGGTCGGTTTGGTCACCGATCGCATGGAAGCCCCCGACGGTTCAGGCATGATGTTCACCGCCAAAATCGCCGCCACAGCCGCAGGGGACGAAGCGTTGCAACTGGCCAAGGAAGGCGTGCTGGACAGCGTTTCTGTGGGCGTCAACGTCGTCGACTCCTACACAATGGAAAACGGCACCGTGGTCATCACCGCCGCCGACTGGATGGAACTGTCACTTGTCCCCATCCCGGCTTTCAGCGGTGCTACCATCACCGATGTGGCCGCCTCGGCGGACACGACTCCCGACACCGAAAACCAACAAATCCTGAACGAGGAGCCTGAAGTGTCCGAAGTCGAAGCCGCCGCCCCCGAAGCCGCACCCACCAACCCGCTGATCCAATTCGCGGCCCCGAAGAAGGCTCCCCGCCTCCCCTCGGCCGGCGAGTGGATGGCCGCGTACCATCAGGGCGGAGAAACCTTCGCCAAGGTCAACGCCGCCGTCGTCGAGTGGAAGAAGGAAAACCAGTCGACCTACGAGGCCGCCGCAGGTGACGTGATCACCACCGACACGCCCGGTCTGTTGCCGGTGCCGGTGCTCGGCCCGTTGGTGCAGAACGTCAACTTCGTTCGCCCCGTCGTCAACCGTCTCGGTGCCCGTGCCTACCCGGACGGTGGATCGCAAAAGACGTTCATCCGTCCGACGATCACCACGCACACCAGCGTCGGATCGCAGGCCGCCGAACTGAACGCAGTGTCCGCCACCACCATGGTCATCGCCTCCAACAGCGTCACCAAGACCACGCTGGCCGGTCAGGTCACGTTGTCGGCACAGGACATCGACTTCACGTCGCCCGCCGCCATGCAGTTGATCCTCAACGATCTCATGGGCGAATACATGATCGCCTCGGACAATCTCGCGGCAGACAATTTGCTGGCCGCGGCGACCTCGAGCGGCGTGTGGGATGGCACTGTCACCGACCTCATGAAGTCGATCTACGACGCGGCCGTCGACGTGTCCAACGGAACCAACTTCTTCCCGGACACGATCTTCGTGTCGCCGGACGTGTGGGGACAGATGGGCCAGCTGGTGGACGGCTCCAACCGTCCGGTGTTCCCGTACGTCGGTGCTCCCGGCTTGCAGGGCATGAACGCCTTGGGTGGCGGCAACGCCTCCACCTGGGTCGGCTCCAACCCGCTCGGCCTTGAGATCGTCGTGGACAGCAACTTCGCCGCCAAGACCATGGTCATCACCAACAGCCAAAAGGCGTTCGAGTTCTACGAGCAGGTTCGCGGCCTCATGTCCGTCGAAGTGCCCTCCACCCTCGGCCGCACCTTCAGCTTCTACGGCTACGTCAGCACCTTCGCCGCCGTGTCGTCGATGATCCGCAAGATCACCCAGGCCTGATCGGAGGGGCCGCCCCATGGCGACCTACACAGTCCAATACGGGGTAATCGTTCCCGGCTACGTCACCGCCACCACATTGACCCCCAACGAGATCGTGGTGGGCGGATCGGTGACAGTCGCAGGCGTGGGAGCGGCGTACAACGGCACGCACACGGTGTACGCCCTCCCACAATTCCTGCCCGTCAACGTCGACAGCGACGGCATCATCGAATACGACTACTCGTATCCGATCGCCAACGCAGTCATGTGGGCCGACGATCAAACCCCTGAGGTGATCAACGCCATCACCGGCACGATTGCGTACAGCCCGACGTGCACTTGGATCACCTACAGCCAAATTCAGGATTGGCTGGGCATCACCCTGGCTGGTGGTTCGGAGACCGCGTTTCTCACGCAGTGTGCGGCCGCCGCCAATGCGTTCTGCTACCGCCGCCGCCAAGAATCCGGGTATGTGGACAGCCTGACCACCAGCCCGTCAGGTGACGTCACCCTGGGCACGATCATGTATGGCGGAGCGTTGTACCGTCAGCGTGGAGCCATCGACCAATTCGCGTCGTTCTCCGACATGGGGCAAGCCCCAACCACCGGCCTGTCACCGCTCATCAAACAGTTGCTCGGCATCTCGAGGCCGCAGGTCGCATGAGATGGCCTACACCGACCTGTTCAACGAAGCGATTGATGACCTGTCCGCCACGCTCGCCACGATCAGCGGACTGCGAGTCGTCACCGACCCAGCCAAAATCAACCCACCCTGCGTCTTTTTGGATGCACCGTCGTGGGAATCGTTCAACGGGAACATCGTAAAGATGACCTTCCAAGCTCGAGTGTTCAGCCTCGGCCCGTCCAACCTTGACGCACTCCGCGACATCCTGTCAATCTGTGCCAAGTTGCTGGAGAAGAACGTGGCCGTCATGGACGGCCGCCCGGTATCCATCCAAATCGGCGGCCAAGAATTCCCCGCCTACGACCTCACGATCCCCCTACAAGCACAAGCAGGATGACCATGGCACTACGCATCATCTCCACCCGTATCGGCGAACTGGGAGCAATCTACGAGCCTGTGGAAGGCATCAACGTGGAAGCGTTGATCGCCGGAGGTTTCGTCGAGGAAGTCCACACCGCTGGTGGCAAATCTGCTAAAAATAAGAGCACGGCTCCCGACGCTGGCAACAATCCCAAGGAGTAATCATGGCCACGTCGACCTACCTTTCCAACCCAGTCGTCACCATCAACGCTGTCGACATTTCCGACCAGTGCACGTCGGCCACCATCAGCCAGCAGTACGACCAACTCGAGTCGACCGCGTTCGGTGACACCGCCCACAAGTACGTTCAGGGTTTGCAGAACAACAGCATCACCCTTGACCTGTACTGGTCGACCGCCGCGTCGGAAACGTACGCCACCCTCAAGGCGTTGGTGGGAACCACCACCAACGTGACGATCAAGGGATCGTCCGCCGCCACGTCGGCCACCAACCCGCTCGGCACCCTCACCGGAGGCTTCCTGGCTGAACTGCCGGTCGCCTACACCATGGGCAACCTGACCACCGTGTCGATCACGTTCAACGGTGGCACCTGGGCGTGGACGGAAGCTTGATCTAAACCCAACCCGAAAGGCCCGACATGAAACTTCATCTGAAGGTTGACATCGGTGATGGCCCGTTTGTGGTCACCACCAACCTGCAAACCGTGATCGCGTGGGAACGCAAATACCGCAAGAAAGCCGGTGATCTTGCGGCCGGCATCGGCATGGAAGATCTCGCGTTCATGGCGTGGGAATGTTGCAAGCGTGACAAGGTCGTGGTGCCCGTCGAGTTTGATTCGTTCATCAGCCGCCTGGTGGAACTCGAGGTGGTGTCGGAGGAAACGGTCGGCCCTTTCTCCCAGGCACCTACCGACGCTCATTAGCAGAACTGCTAATCAGCACCGGCTGGTGGCCGCCTGATGTACCATTTGACTTTGAGGACGTGGCGACCGTGGCCGCCATCATCAAGGAGCAGAAGCGATGACAGGGCCGACCATGGAAGTGAAAGGTGTCAAGGAAGCCTTGGCGATCCTAAACGCCATGGACAAAAAAACCCGTCGT